AAATATAAATCCAGCTACTGAGGTTGAATTTGATTTTGACATGAATGTAAAATCAATCACTACTAACACTTTCGGAAGAGATTTAAATACAAATATAAATCCAGCTACTGAGGTTGAATTTGATTTTGACATGAATGTAAAATCAATCACTACTAACACTTTCGGGGAACTTGGTATAGTGAGTCGTAGAGACACAAGTAGCTTTTTTGATTTTGATTTTGATGAACTTACATTTACACCTTATGACAAGACTAAACCAACAAGAACTTTTGGCTTTGCTGGAGAGATGGCTGCAGATATTTTAGAAACTTTAGGCTTTGAGGTAAATGAGCTTAATGTTGATATAGCAATAGGCATAGCTAAGATATCCATAAGCCTAAGTATTGGGGCTCCTATTGCTGCTGCAGCTCTTCTAGCTGCTGATGTAGCTGCTGATGTTGCATATGCAAATGGTGCAATATCTGCAGATACATATAATAATGTTAAAGCTACTATAGCAATAGCAGGAGTAGTATATGGTGCTTACACATCTATGCAGGCAATATCTGTTTTAGGGCAGTACAATGCAGCATTAGGCTTTGCGTCATTTGCAGTAACAGCTTATTCAGTGTATAGTGCATTTCAGGACATAGCAAATAAGTATGGCTTTGATATGTCAAGCACAGGAGCAATTGAAGATTTAGGTATAGATGGAGATGGTGGTGGATATGGATTATTATCTAGGTCATATACACCAGAAGATAGTGTAAGCTCAATAGTTAGTGGTTCAGCTAATTACATGCAACAGTACGAAGATTTAAGTAAAGTTTTAACAAGCAATATATATGATACAACTGTAGATTACAGTAAAGAGGAGGCAGAAATGCAAAGCAGTTACACAGATTTTAGAGGTGGCCTTAATAACATAACAGCACCACATCTACTTAGAAAAAATGAAGGCCAAATATATACTAATATAGATTTAAGTAGTGGCACAATGAAATCACTAAATGGCGATACTGTTATACAAGCATTAACAGATCAATACTTTATAAAAACTAGGTTAATTGGTGATACTGAAAAGCATTTAGTATCATCAGCTGATTATAGGCATTATGCTAAAATGAATGGGTTTTTATTTTTTACTTCTGATACAGATGGCTTTCAAATGGTTAGGTACAAAGATGCAGCTATAACAATAAGTGATGCAACAATACCTAAACCTACAGTAGCACCTACAGTTGAAGCTATAGGAGTAGATGAAATAAATGCAGAGATGCAAACAGAGTATAATTATTGTTATACTTACTATAGCACAGAGTCAGGCTTTGAGTCAGACCCTATATATAGTGATTTATGGTTTGCTACAACTCAGTCTATTAAAATTAATAATATGGCAGGTATAGACAATGAGTTTGTAGACAAAATACGACTATATAGAATAGGTGGCTATACTACAATATACAGATTAGTAGCAGAATTAGATAACCCAGGTGAGGGCTTAACTGCAACTTATGACGACCAACTGCATGGTACTACATTAAGCTTTAATCTTGATACTTACTTATCAGGCGATGTTATAGAAGGGCTAACTGGGTTAACTGAAAACAGAGGTACTTTCTTTGCATACAAAGATAACAGAATGTACTTTACCTCACCAGGTAAGCCAAATTCATGGAATGCTTTTAACTACCTAAGATTTAATGATACTATATCTGGTCTTGCTGTTACACCTATTGGCATATTAGTATTTACAGATAACCCAAGTGTATACATAGTCGGTGGGCTAAATAAGAATAATTTTAGCTCTGCAATACTATCTAAGTCTATAAATTGTGTTAGCTATAAATCTGTACAGAACATTAAGAATGCAAGCATATGGTTGGCATCACAAGGTCTTATGATGTCACTAGGTGCATCTGTACAAAATATAACTAAATCTAGAGTAAATGTTAGTGCACTAGGCGATGTATATAGCTCGCTAGTTAATGGTGATGTATATTATTGTATTTGTGAGAATGGCATACTTACAGCAGATTTTAGTTATACTACACCATCTTTTAAAATAGTTAGTAGAGATAATTTAACTCAGCTGCAGCTAGATGGGACTAATTTAATAGGTGCTAATGGAACTAATTTACTTGACATATATAATGATGCAGATAATTTAAGAACACTTGAGTATCATAGCCCATTACTTATTAATCAGCATTATGATACTATTAAAGCATTCTCTAAAGTTAGTGTATCTTATATTGGCTCATTTGCTTTTAAAGTATATTTAGATGGTGTTTTAGTTGTAGACCATGAGGAAGAAAGTTTAGTTACTTCTAGTGTAGCAGAATTAAACTTACCAGCAGGTCAACAAGAAGGCAAGGGTTTATCAGTACATATAGTAGGTGAGGGTGAAATATTTAATATTCGTGAAATTTACAACCTTCAAAATTTAAACTAGTTTTAATAATTAAAATGATATAATATGAAAAGGATAAAATATGGCAAGTTTATTTGACTGGGCTGGTTTGGCTACTGGTGTAGCATCAGCATATGTTGGTTACGAAGCGTCTAAAGATGCTTCAGATGCAACAAATAAGTCTACTCAATTAGCAGCTGATAGGGTTGCTGACTTTGAAGCAACTTATGGGCCGATAGAAGATAATCTATCTACATACTATAAAAATTTAACACCTGAAAAATACACTCAGCAAAATTTACAAACAGCTCAAGCAGAGTATCAGAAAGCATCTGGCTTAACTGCAGCTGATTTAGCTCAAAGAGGTATTGATGCAGGTTCAGGTATAGCTGCTGAAGCTGAACTTAATTTGCAAAAAGGGCTAACAGAAAATAGAGCAACTATTCAATCAAATGCAGACTCTGCAGTTGCTGCTGAGAAGATGAACTTTCTTGGTTTAGGCTTAGGCATGGAGAGCGGTATATATGGTGCTAACCAAACTGCTTTAGCTAATCAAGCTAAGCAAGCTAATGCAACTGCTACTGGGTCAGGGCAAGCAGTAGGTGATTTAATAACTGCAGCTCAATATAAAGAAGGCTATACACAAAAGCCTATAGAATTTTGGTAAGGAGATAGCATGGGATTTTTTAGTGGTGTAGCTTCTGGTATTGCTAAAGGTAGCACAGCAAAAATAAAAGGTGAGCAAGATAGAGCAACTCAAGACGAGTTAGTTAAAGAAAGAGAACGCCGTAAAGAAATGTTCGGCCTTAATAAGCAGAAGGCTGAAATATCTACAGATGCACTTCAGCAACAACTTGAGAGTATAAAAGCTCAAAACGCTAAAATTCTGCAAGATAAAAATAAAGCTGATGCTTATAAATTTATAGACTCTTATAATAATAGAACTGACCCTACTGACACATCAGCACTAAATAATTTAATTCAGCATAATGCTGCATCAGGTAAAGCTTTAGGTAAAATATACGATGATGAAAAAGGTGCACCTGTAGTTAGAATACAGCCATTATCAGTAGCTGATAATCATATATTACCTAATGAGATGAAAAATGGAAGTATAGATATTAACCCTAATCGTATGGTTAAAGGAATTACTGCTGATGGTAGAGAGATATTTATTGACTTGGCTGAATACAATACTATTAATGGCTTTCAAAAGCAACTTGATAAAGATGGGCAAGTTAAAATGGATAGGCTGTATGAGATAAAGAAAAGAAACCTTGAGCTAGATAAACTTCAAGGAGAAGTAAATGCTGCCAATGGTGATGGTGAGCCACTAAGTAAAGAAGGCAAAATGGCACATGACTATGGTTTACGTTTTGGCCCTAAAGGCTCACCTGAATATAATAAAGCTTCAGCTGAAGTATGGAATGAGAAACTTTACTCAGGCGATGAGCAAATAAGAGCAGAGCAAAAGCCTTTAATGCAAAAAGCTATAGACACAGTATTTAGTCAAGATGCTAATGTTAAACTGCCTACTGGTAAAGAGCTTACAGAAACTCTTGCAGATGCTAAAAGATTAAAGCTATTTAAAGACAAAGACATAACTAAAGATAAAGTACTTAGTGGCATTAATGTTGTACATGAAGCAAATAAGCTTAGTAAAGAAATACACAGCCTTAAAGATGAAGAGCTTAGTAAAGGTATACAAGACCAAGGTATTAAAGCTATATCTTCATACTTTAGTGATACAGACTTTAAAAAGCTCCCTACTGCAGAACAGGAAAAGATACTTAAGTCTATCAAGTTTGAAAGTAAGATAGGTAACTTAGTTTCTCAATATATTAAGTCAATATCAGGTACTGCAGTTGCAGAAGCAGAATATCAAAGACTATCAAACCTATTTGGTACAGATAAACTTAAGAATATAGATACTATGAAATCAGCATTAAGTGGTTGGATAGGCTCTATGAATACTGAAGTAAATCTTAATATAGAGAATAGTAAAACTCAAAACCCATTTGACTACATGTATTACAAAAATGAAATGGATAAAGCTGTGCCTAAGAAAAAGTCATTAGATGAAATATTTGGGAGTAAATAATGAAGCCTACTATACAGAATTGTAAAGATACGTTTAAGTTTAGCTATGATGCATTTGAGTCTAGTAGGGCTGAGCAGAAAGAGATAGTAGACCTTTACCACAACAGACACTATACTAATCAGCAGTTGAATGTACTAACTAATCGTGGTCAGCCTAAAGAAACTTTTAATGTTATTAAAATGTATCATAGGCTTATGATAGGTTACTTTAATAGTGTAGTTAATACAGTTAAAGTAGCACCTGTAGGTAGTATAAAAAATACAGCTAAAGCTGCAATGGCTCAAGATGTAATTAATACAGAATTTAGAGTAAATAAATTTAAGAAGCTAATTCCTCGTTGGGCTAGTGATATGTTGCTTAGGGGTATATGTGTATCTTATATGGTACCAGAAGACTCAGGCAAAAAAGACAGATTTGGCAGAAGTGAGATAAGATTAAAGATTGAAAAGACTCCAGGCAACCAGTTCTTATCAGACCCTTTAGCTACAAAAGCAGATTATAGCGATGGAAGATTTACTCATACATGGAAGTGGATGGCTAGAGAAGAAGCAGAGAAACTATTTGGCAAAAGTAAAATAGCTGAAATACCTGAAAACACAAATACAGAGCAAATTTCTGATTATGAGTTAGCTGATAAGTACAATCAAGAATTTGTTGGTGAATATAAGATGTGGGACCACTACCTTATTATACATACAGTTATGCAAGATGATGACAAAACTTGGTCTATATTTTGGTGTGAAGATACTATACTAGAAAAAGTAGAGCACAAGTTTGAAAAAGTTAAGTGGGTGCATAGGCCTTTTATTTTAGAAGAGAATGATAAAGCTGAGATTTACGGGCCTTTTAGAGAGCTTGTAGAAACACAGAAAGCTATTAATCAAGCACTATTACAAATACAGCTATTGGTTAATAGTGATAAAGTATTAGTTAGTGACTCTGCTCTAGAGCAAGGCGATTTAGTTACATTTGAAGAGCAGTATAACAGAGTAAATGCTATAATAAAAGTTAATGATGTTAATGGAGTTAAAGTTATTAATTTATCTGCTGAAGTAATTGAGCAATATAGAATACTTGATGCAGCACTAGATAGAATACAGAAAGTGCTAAATATTAATGATGCTTTTATGGGAACTTCAATGGCATCTGATAGTGGCCGTAAAGTAAGACTTCAACAAAATTCATCTATTAGTTCTATGAGTTACTTAACAGAGCACTTAGAGTTTATGATGGAAGAGTTAGCTATGGATATAGCACATCATGCTAAGCAATTCTACACATCAGAGAGAATGCTAAGGGTTACTGATGAAGCTACAGGTGAAAGATGGTTAGAGCTAAATAAGCCTTTTGAAATGCCTACAGGTCAAGTAAATGATAAAGGTGAACCTGAAACAGAGTTAATGTATAGAGAAATACTTAATGACAAAGGTGAGCCTGAAATACAAGAAGATGGCTCTTATACTGTTGAACCAATAGTTGACCAAGATACTACTATAGATTTTGATGAGCTTGATATATCTGTAACTAGCAATTCATTTAACGACTCTGATGATATAGAAAGACTTACTCTTGAAACAATAGTACAAGGACCAGCTGGAACTTTCTTAATGAATGCAAGGCCTGCAGCTTATGCTAAGGTTCTTAACTTGCATGTTAAAGGTTTGAAGTCTAGGCATAGTGAAGAGATAGCACAAATATTTAGTGAAACTGCTGAAATGCTAGAGCCTGCACAAACTAGAGACCCTAGAGATGTAGCAGCACAGCAAGGTGGTGGTGGAGGAACAGAAGGTATAGGCGCACTAACTGATGCTATGGGTATGACTAATGATGCACAGCCTGCTGGATATAATCAAGGAGCTAATAAATGAGTAAATATCAAGAAGCTTTAGATGCTGGGTATAGTGATGAAGAAATAAAAGCTTTTATGCAACCTAAAATTGATGAAGCTAAAAGTGCTGGGTATAGTGAAGAAGAAATAGGTGCACATTTAGGTGTAGACTTAGTTAATTTTACTGCACCTAGCAATGAGCAGCTTATTAGTAATGTACCTAAAGTAGATGAAGAGCAAGTAAATATTATACCTACACAATCTGATATTGAGCAAAATAGAGCTAATATACAAGAGTCTTTAGATACACAAAATAAAGAAATAGATGCAGAAAAGGCAGCAACTCAAGAAGCTTTAGAAAACCCAGACCCTACTATACAAGAGCCAGGTCTTGAGATGTCTTTCTTAGACCCTGCTGCAGTAGTTGGCGAGAATGCTTTAGTTAAAGGTGTATTTACAGTTGGTGCTAAAGTGTTAGATGCAGTACAAATGAACCCTAGTGTTAGAAAGTTTATGGAACGTATGACTGATGACGATAAAGCTGAGTATGAGAATACTATTAACTTTATGGACGAGCAGGGCCTAATTAAAACTGACTTTCTTCTTCAAGGCTCTAAAGGTAAAGATACAGCTCAGTACTTAAGCTCAAATAACTTGTTTGCTACTAGAGATACATTCTTAACACAAGAAAAGTTAAAGAACGACTATTTAGAGATGACTAACAATGTAGTTAATAAACTTAAAGCAGCTAATATAGACCCAAAAGATATTAATAGCTGGAGAAATGTAAAGCAAGCTGAAGGTATTATTAAGGGTGAAGTTAAGAAACTTCGTAAAGCATATAAAGATATAGAAAAAGAGCTATACAGTAAAGTAACTCCTATAGCTAAAAGTATCAAGACTCAGCATAAAGTAGATACATTTACAAAAGATTTACGAAAGACTTTAACTGAAGATGGTGTACCTCCTGTTGCAGTTGAAGCAGTTAATAAAATACTAAATAGATTTGCAAAGCCTTTTACAGAAGAAACAGCAAAGCTTGCTGCTCTTAACAAATCTAGGCAATCATTATTAGTTAATGCAAAGAAACTTAAAGCTCAACAAAATAAAGCAATAGCTGATGGCAATGATAAATTAGCAGAAAAGCTGCAAAGTAAAATAGAAGTTAATAGTTTAGCTATTAAAGAAAATGTGCAAACTAATAAAGACCTTAGAGATGTAAAGTATATGAATACAGAAGATTTACTTGCTTCAGTTAAACTTATTAATAGTAAACTATTTAAACCTGGTGGTACTATTAGTATGAAAGATGCAGATGAATTGAGAGGGTTACAGATAGCTAAAACAAAACTTAATGAGTTTATAGATGCAAATATAGATAGCCCAGAGCTAAAGAAAGCTCTAAGTAAAGCTAGAGATGTTACTAAGAAAAGGTCTGAAATATTTGGCCCTAAAGATACTGGCGGCATACATAAAGGTATAGCTGACATGCTTGAAGACGGTAATAGTGCAGGCATTTCTGAATTTGTTACTGGCCCAAATGCTAAAGAAAATATACTTTATGTAAGAGATATACTAGGTAAAGATAGTGCAGCTTATAAACAAACCTTTAGTTTATACCTTAATGATAAACTGGGTTTAACTGTTGATAAGATAGGTACTATACTAGATAGTAAGAAAGCTTTAGGTATATCTAACAGAGTAGATATAAGTGCAGCTGCAGATAAGATAGCTTCATTAGATGCCCAAGATTTTGCTATGATTAAACAAGCTTTAGGTGAAAAAGAAATGCATAATCTTAAGTCTTTAAAAGGCTTAATGCAAAACTATAGCGACTTAGAAAATGCAGCTAGTAAATATGGTAGAGGCATAACAGGAGGTAAGATTGATTATGTCGAGGGTACAGGTGATGTGCTTAATATGCCAGGAAGAGGAATGAAGGTAATTAGGGATGCTATTACTTACCATATGGCTAAGACGGCTGAAAAAGTTGTATACAGCCAGCCTAAGTTCAGAACTCTAACAGGTGCATTAGTTGGAGCAACAGTTAATATAGCAAATACTGAAAAAGAAGAAGACATTACATTAGAAGGGTTACTTACATCTATGCTCATTGGCGGCGGTGCTGGGTATGCTGCAGGCAGGGTAACTAGAAGTGCTCTAGAGAGTGATATAAATAAAGTTAGTAGATATTTAAGAGAAGGCAAATCTTATGGTAAAGGCATGCCTAAAGGTATTTCAGATGCTTTAGGTAGACTTGGGCAACAAGCTAAACTGTTAGAAGATGAAGCATTGCAAATAGCTAAGCCTAATCAAATGTCGCCACAAAATATGGAAACACTTAAAGATACAGTAAACTAAACTAAAGGAAAACAATGAGTAAAGAAATTCAAGCATTAACTGATGCAGGAAAGTATAGTGAGGCTATAAACAAAGTTGCTAAAAGTGGAGACAAAGAGCTTCAAGCAAAGTATAAAAAGTATTGGAAGATGAAAGACTTTAGCAAGTCTTCAATAGACCAAGCAGTTAAAGCATTTGGAGAAAATAGCAAGACTAACTTCTTATCATATGGAGTTAAGAAAGCTAACGAAATGTATAAAGAGAAGTAATGGACTATACTGTACAGCCAGGAGATAGTATGTATAGTCTTGGGCTTAAAGGTAATGTGCCAGCAGCTGAGGTTAGAGAGGCTAATAATATGCAGTCTAACAATATCAGAGTAGGTGAAGACATGTTTATACCTTATGAAGCAAAAGATGCAGATATAAGTAGAGATATGAATATGGGTATACCTACAGAGTATGATGTACCTGAGCATATAGTTGACACAGAGGGTTTTGCTTCAAAAAGGTATAAGTCTATGGGGCATGATACTATAGGTTATGGCTATGACCTTAAACAAAATGCTAAGTATTTAGCTAGTGATTTTGCTAAAGCAGGTATTAAAGATAAAAATCAAGCTATAACAAAACAACAAGCATCTGTACTATACAATCTATCATCTAAACGACAGTTTGATAGAGTTAGTAAAGTTCTTGGCTATGATATAACTAAGCAAGGAGAAATGTCAAAGGTGTTAGAAGTATTAGCTTTTGGTGGTGATATAATGAATAGGAAATCAGAGCCTGGTCACTATGAGTTATTTAAGAAGCTAAAGAAAAAAGACTTCTCAGGTGCAATTGAAACTGCTAAGAATATTAATCTTAGCAGTAACAGATTGTTTAATAGGCTTATGAATTTATAACTCCTCTTTAACGTATGTAGAGTTGTTAAAGTCTTGTTTCTTTGACACTCTATTATACACTTGCTCACTAATAGCTTTCTTAACTAATATATGATGTACTAATAGTGTATTACTGCCTTCAGTATTAATTATTCTATCTCGTCTTTGAATAAACTTAGAGCCACTATAGTCTGAACTAAATATGATAAAATACTTAAGATGGCTAAGGTCAACACCTTCAGAATGTGCATTAGAGCTATAAATAGTAGCATTCCTAAAGTGCCTAGAAAGAAGAATACGCTCACCAATAAAGTGAGCCATAATACCAACATCTTTAGTATCACCAAATGTATCTTTAACATATCTAACCTTTTCAGTATTTCCTAACTCTACATATTTATTACCAGATTTAGCTATTCCACTCTCAAGCATATGTAAAGAAGTTCTTAGCTTCATAACACTATCGCATACTATCTCAAAGCCAGCAGCAAATTTGTATATTTTATCTTTTTGCAGCCTATTATACACAGCCTTAACTGCATCTTGTAATTCAACATAATGCACTTTATCTACTGCCTGAAGCTCTTTAGCTATTCCTGCATCTTCTTGAGTCATATACACAGTAAACTCATTTATTCTATCTAGCAGCTCAGGTTTAAACTTATCATACTTCTGTAGCTCTCTTCCCATTACCTTAATATAGTAAGGATTGCCATACACTCTAAAGAAGTCATAAAAGTTTCTATACCTAAATGGGCTCCACTTAGATATGCACATTTGATGGTATATACTATTAGGGCTTTCAACTATTGCTGTTCCTGATAAATGTATATGAGGCATATCCCAACAAAGCTTTCTTATACATTTAATTCTATTGCTAGGTTTACCTAAAGTACCTAAGTTATGTGACTCATCTATTATAACTAAATCATAATCTTTTGGGTCTAACTTTAGATTATACATACCTGCCTTAAAAGTGCCTACTTGCTCATAATTAGTAACAGTGTAAGTTTTCTTAAGGCTTGTATTATTAGCTGTAAATTTATGCCACCCACTTATAGCAGCTTTCTTAGTTAATACAAGCACACTCTTAATGTGCTCAGCACATTTCTCAGCAGTTAGTATAGCTGTGTAAGTCTTGCCAGACCTAGGTTTACCGGCAAGATACACATACCCTTTATCACATAAAATTTCATAGCATTTATCTGCAAAATCTATTTGATGCTGATATGGCTTCATGCTAGCCACTCAGCTAATTGTCTAAGTAATTCACTTAACCATATCATATCCATGCCTAAGCCTTTCATAACTAATATAGCTACTACTATAAGAAATATTGCAATCATAGCATACTATCCTTTATAAATTGTTTAACCATAGGTAAGTCCCAAGCTACCATACTGTAGCCACCAATCTCTTCAATTCTGTCTAAATTCCACCTTTGCAAAGGAGATACATTAGTTGATGTGCCTGGTGTTTTAACTTCAATAGCTAAGAACTTTCCTCTTATACATACTACTAAATCTGGCACACCTTCTTTAGTATATATGCCATTAACTACATAAGCACCTTCTTCTTGCTCAAGGTAGTTAATTATCTTTTTCTGTATCTGGCTCTCTTTCATTACTAATATCCTTTTACATAGTTAGAAATAAACTTATCAGTAGTAATAGCTGTGAATGCTCTTCTGTCTTTTATGTCTATCATAGCTATCTGAATGTTTCTATTTTTAGCTTGAAAAGCTTCTATTGCTTGAACCATATCAAGTTTACTTTTACCACCACGAATAATCTCTATAACAGCTTGCATCTCAACATACTCTTTAGAGTAAAAAGTACCTAAGCCTAAGTACTTTGCTTGTATGTTATCTGCTTCATTTATAACATTATCGCCTACTTCAATTACTTTACTCATTTACTTATCCTTTCTAATAAATTTATAGGTTGGCTGAATGTAAGTATCTGCTATATGTTCATACTCAATTTCAACAACTCTGCCAATAAAGTAGTCTGGCTTTGCATTCCTATCAGCATCATTAAGCCCACTACCTACATTAACTATTCTACCTTCATCATCTTCAAGAATTAAAGACCCTATCAGCCCAGTATACTTACCTTCACCTTCAGTTACACCTATGCACTTTAAATCTGCAGTAGGCCTTTTTTTGTACTTAGCTAATTTTACAGTCCTAGTTTTTGTATCTTTCCAACTATAGTCAGTAGCCATTAACATTAGCCCTTCATAGCCGATACTTGTTGTATAGCTTAATAAGGTATTAAGCTTAGTAATATTATCTATAAATACTGGCTCTGCTATACTATCGGTAGGTATAGTTTTACTTATAATAGTAGCCATATAAGGGTACATAGCATTTGAGTATCCTTGTGCATACTCATCCTCTGTAACATAACCAAATACCTTATAGCTATGCCCTTCTGATGTCTGTGCATGCTTAGGGCCTTTTAGGTTACATTTATTTCTATCACCTAGTTTACCTTTTCCTGCAATACGCTCAGCAAAGTAAAACCCTTTAAGCCCATTAGCAAATACATCTCCAGCATTGTCTAAATGTGTATAAAATAAGCCACCACTAGTTTCAAATGTTGTGCCTTTATCACTTACATGCACAACAACATAATTTCCATCATATTTTACACTTGCCCATAAGCCAAACTGTAGGTGTTTTTTAAGTAACTTGCCATTTGATTGGTCTATAAGAAGTTTATTATAATCTAACGCTTTATTAATTTTTGCCATTATTTAGCTCCTTATAAGCTGCAGCACAATATTTTATTTGGTGCTTACAATCATCAATACCACAATGTTTAGTGCCTTCAAATTTAAAACTTTTAGTATTAATACCAGCTACTGCTACTAATGTTCTTACATCCCTATCGCACCGATAAGGTAAAACAAAGCTAACTGCACTTCTTTTGTATAAATTACGAACTATTACATTGTCAAATACTGCACCATTTCCCCATATGCGCACATCCTTAAGCTGCCCAGTAGTTGATGCAGCTAACCAAGTATTAAAGCTTTTTAGTACACCATCTAAGTCTTTAGGTACTATATTTGTTAGTGCTTGCTTTGCAATTGCACTTTGAGTTACCCACCACCCTATAGTAGAAGTATCTATTACTCCACCATTAAGTAATTGCTCAAGTATATTTACACCTGCTTCATACTCTCCACCAATCTTACCTGTTTGTAAGTCAAATACTACTGCACTAATTGATACTATAACAGAGTTTGAGTCAGTACCTAAAGTTTCTATATCTAGCATTACATCAATCATGATACTTCTCCGTGAGTAGATAAGTGT